ATGCTGTCGCCAAAGGTCACCCAGCTAGATTTTGCGGTTACAATTTGGCTATCAAAAGGCAAACTATCAATTTGGGATACCCTTTGCTGCGTCGTTAAGTCCTTGGCAAGCAAGTAGACATCCCGATAATCGTAAGCGGAAGGGAATTTAATCGTAAACCTGAGATATGCGCAATTAGCGGGTATCTTTATTGATCTGCCCAAAACAGAACTATCCGGATTGACCTTAAAAGCTGGCAAGTAATAGATGTTTATCGCCTTCAGCAACGCACCTGCCGATGTTTCTAACCGCATTCCCCCGGAAGACGATGCGACATATTTTGCTTCGTCTGGAAACCATAACGCCCAAATCTCCCCGGGCGTAACGGGAATTTTGAGATGCACGGCATCAGCATTGTTTACGACGCTGCCCGCCGCGCTAATGTACCCTGTATATGTTGGGTAACTCCCTCTTAAATTTTCTCCGATAGTCGTTAAATCTCTGGGCTCGCCTTGTATCCCCTGTATCCCTTGGATGCCTTGAATCCCGCGCGGCACACCGACATTAAAGACTTTGCCCGTCTCTCCGTCGGTGACGCTTGCCGTTGCAAGTTCGTCCGGTTCGAGCGTCGTAGCCTGTGCGGTTGCGCCTACCCACTTATCGTGTTCTTCTTCCCTTATCGCCTCCGCCGCCTTAATATCCGCGTCTGTGGTCTCTATGCGCTCCGTCGCCAACACTGCCGCCGCCGCCGCACCGTCACAATCGCCCTTAGCCGCGACCATTTCCGCGACGATGTCGGGGAGTGGAGCGGGGTCGATGTCACCGATGATCGACCGAGCCGCCGATACCGGTAGCAGTGCAGGCGACTTCGTGCGGGCGATCTCGGTGCCGTCTTTCATGGCCACGTATTCGACGTACAGCGTGCCCTTTCCGGACAGCATGGTATTCGTCAGTCCGACGGGAACAGACGCGTCTACGGCGTCCACGAGCTTCCCCATGGGCGTCGTGATCAGTGCCCTAATTGCGGACCCTGCCCATGAGGCAGGAATCTCGACGCTGATCTCGGTCGTCAGGTTCTCGCCCTCGACAAGCGGCTGAGGGGTAAGGACTTTCATCGATTTGTCGTCGTTGATTTTCAGTTCGATTCTGTTCATATCGCTTAGCCCTCCGCAAGATATTCAAATGACTGGTCGTACTGTTCTCCCGCCGTGTTGTAGCCGCCAGTTGGAGACTGCAGATACAGGTCGCCTGTTGTGGTCACGACCGCCCGCACGTCAGCACCGGTCGATCGTCCCGTGAAGCTGTCAATAGAGTTAATTCCCGGCCGTAATCCAACCGGGAAATTATACGCAGGCGTTCCGACCGCAGACGGGTTTGTCAGTCCGTCCAAAGTAACATATACGCGGTTTCCGACCTTCTTGTATTTGACGTGTCCCGCCCAAGTTCCGAGCAGTAAATGCGCCCCGCTCGTAGTCGCATCAATCCAAGCCGGATTCGGCAGCACCGGATCGTTGGAAAATGTGACTATCCCCGTAAATGTTTTGTTCCCTGCAGCTGACTGATTACCCGATAGTTTAAAATTCTGCGTGTCAGCCGTTTCCAGCGCCACGATCCGGCTCAAATATGTCGCGACCGTTGCCAGCGCAGACTGTAACGCCGAGAACACCGTGCTGGCTATGATCGCGCCCGTGAAGTCCTGCTTTGCCGCGACGCTCAGCTTGCCCTCTTTGGAGTACCCGACAGACAGCGGATCCGGAGACCCGGTCTGTATGATCTCGATCCAGAACTTACCCGCGCCGGCGATCGCTGCCGCGTTACCGGATACGACATAGTCGACCTTGCCGGATGCGGCAGTGATGACTGTCAGATCCTCGTAGAGCGGCGTAGTCTCACCGCAAGGCAAGACGTAGATCCGTGCTGTGCAGCCGGTCAGATTGACAGCCGTGTTGCCGTCAGACAGCTTCAGGTGGATCACCCTCGCGTCTTCCTCGCCTTGTACAAGCTTGATCTCAGGGGCGTCCGAGATGTTCCCGAAGTCGATCGTTAAGGTCTTGTTAAATATTGACATGTTGCCTCCTTACGTGTACGAGATTGGATGATGAACGCCGTCTATAATGGCAATGGGCCCGCTTGCGGAAATCTGTATTGCGTCGTCACTTGCGCCCGGAGAACGAACGATGGATGACGTCGATCCCGATTGGAATACGTTTTTGCCCGACGCGCTGTAAAGGGCAGTGGCTGTTGCGTTTGCGATAAGTCTGATAACTCCCGCTTGGTCCGCGATAAAGGTTTGGCTCGAGTCTGCCCCAAAGCGCTGTTTCCCCGCCGCATCAAGCAGATATATTCCGGTGGGCGTCACATAAACCCTTGGTATTCCGTTACTGTCGACCAAGTGAAATGACCCGTCGTTCGTTGTCATTATCCTCGCGACAGGAACAGTAGGCGAAAATCCTTTTTTGAAGATCGAAATGCCGTTTGCCAAAACCCCACCCACCGTAAGTTCTCCGATAGTTGCCCAACACTCGGGATCCGTTCTGTCATTAGTGAGAATCAAAGCGATCAGCGTTCCGGTATCAATAAAATCTGCATTAAAATGCCCGTCTATTGTCCATGCCGTCGTGTATGTACCGTTCACGCCCGTTGCGGAATGCCCCAGCCCGTTCGCATTCCACTGCCAGACATTCTGTGCAGTGGCAATATCCGGCGTGTCCATGATCAGGATTCGAGTCGGTTTCTCCGGAGGATCCAAAACGACATTCCCGCCCACGCATCCGGTAATCAGCTGTGTAGCCAAAAGCACCCGAGAGGTTATATCGTTCACAGCCTTAGAGACACCAAGATTCTTCTGATTGTTCTGTGCCGTAAAGGACTGCTTCGTGTTACCGAAAGCTATTCTCGTTGCTTCCGGAGCGGCCAGATCGATGTTCAAGGCCGACGCCAGGAAGAGCGAGTCGAGACCGTGCGGACCGGATCGGACACGCACCCAGTCACCTATTTTGATCCGGGTCTCTACGCCAAGCACCGACAGATCAACAGCGGACAGATTCAGCGTCAGGGACGACGCGATTAGCTCGCCCAGGTATGCCGTGGCTTTGGCCAAGAGGTTCTCCGGGAGCGTTACATCATCGAACTTCACGGTTTCCCATATCTGCCCGTATGCTGCAACCGCACCGGCGTTGGAAATGTAATCCAGACCACCGTTGACGGTCTCGATCGTCACACGTTCTCCCGTAGCGGATCCAACAATTTCGGCACCGTACGGAATCAAACAGGTCCGGATCTTCGTCGCGTCGATAAACTGCGTCAGGTCAATCAGGTTCTTTCCAAACTCGATCACCTGCGGCGCTGTGTTTCCGTAGTCCGCCACATAGTCGAGGTATCTCACAGCCCCTACGTGACGCACACGCAGGTATCCGCCATTGGTGTTAATGAGACGCGTCTGGATGACGTCGAGCGTCTTGAGGGCATCCTCGGAGCTTCTAGCTACATTCCCGTTCGAGTCGATGACCGAGACCGTTCCGAGCGTGAATTTCTTACGGTCCTCGACCTGGCTGTTGTGGTTGTTGATGAGGCTCGTCAGGAATAACTCGATCGTTCCGGTGTAAGAAAAGGGCCGATAGATTGAGTCGTACAGGAAGGCCAGTTCGCCCTCGCAGGTGATCCTGCCGGTCTTATAAAAGTCCTTTTCGTTCGTGATCGATCGGCCATACCAAACCGCTACGCCGTCCTCGTACACGACGATGTCCGAGGTCAGAGGAAGGATCTGCGCGCGGTTCGGGTGCTTGTCAGGGACTCCGAAAGTCAGTGTTCCGGACTTGTTGAGTTCGAGAGCAAGCTTCGGAGCCGTGACTGTATATTCCTTGACGCGGGGATCGTAGAGGTAATACTCGTTTGGCCCGTTAAAGATCTTGATTTGGTACATCAGAGCGACCCTCCTCGATAGGATATCGTTATGTTCCCGCCGCCGGCGAAGACCAGAGTGTTCTCGCCTTCTACCAGGCATACGCCCGGGATCAGGTTAGCCCCTGCGGCCACGGCGTAGGCTGTGCCGTTAAAGGTTACAGTCGTAGCAGATCCGGCTGTGATAGTAGGTACTACCGGCATTCGCGAGCCGTAGATCGTCGCTGTCTTGCTTCCAGTGCCCGTGAGTGATACCTCGGACAGCTCCGCCTCGTATTTGTATGGATCAACGGATCCTGTGATGATCACGGTCGCAGTCGCTTCGTCAGATAGCTGGTGGTCGACTGTTAAGCGGCCGTAATAGTAGAACTCTGGATCATTATCAAATATGATCTTTCGGTTTTTGCCGTGCAGGTAGTTCGATATCTTCGACCGTAGCTCCGGCCACTCGTCGTAGCTGGACGAAGCATCAAATTCCAGTTCGATCTTCCGGTTCTTATAGGTCACATATCCGGTTAAAACTTCAGACAGATCCAGCGGACCGTTCCGTCCGGGGATGTCCGTTGTGATGATCTGCGGCTCCGGATCAGAGATTGACACTCTGGAGAGCATCAACCCCCAATCGTCGTAGGTGTTTTTATCGCCATCAAAAATGGCGTACGGATAAGGCATCAGGCGTACCTCGCTTTCAGGCTGGATATGTTTCCCATCTCTTCATCGACATACGGCGTAACCAAGCGGCCGACCGTCTGGCCGTCCATTTCCACCTTTGCCCCGTCTAGTGCCTCCGCTACGGCCTTACCGATCAGAGCCGGATCCGAACCGCTATTCCCGGACGTAGTGGCCGCGACTGCGGCGGAACCGCCAGTAAGCCCTAGAGTGCGGCTGTAGGACTGTCCCTGCATCTGCGACAGCATTCCGCTTGCAGATACGGACTGTGCGGCCTTGATCGCACCTGACATCGAGTCGACGGCAGAATCCTCTAGGCCCGGAGTCTCGACCTCAAACCCTCTCCCGACACCTTCCATGAATGGCCTGCCGAGCTGGTCCCTTGTGACTCGCGACGGGGAATTAATGTTTAGGAACTTCTTTGCCGTATCCAAAGCGCCGCTGACGGCGTCCTTAGCGGCAGACGCTAATTTGCTCGCGGCATCAGTGATTCCGGTCTTGATCCCATCAATGATGTTCTTGCCAAGCGTCGACCAGTCGAAACCCTTGAAGGCATCCTTGATCGCGTTGATGATTTCTGGGATGGCGCCGATCAGCGTCGGGATGGACTGGATTAGGCCCGATATCAGAGCCGAGATGATCTGTATTGCGGCATTGATGATCATCGGGAGATTCTGGATCAGGATCTTAACGATCGTGGCGATGATCTTAGGCATGTATGCGATTAGTTGCGGCATGGCTTGCATGTATCCCTGTATCAGCGCCACAAGCAACTGGATCGCGCACTGGATGATCTCCGGAAGGTGAGCAAGCAGTGTGTCGACGATCGTCATAATGATGCCCGGAAGCATCTCGATCAGTTTCGGAAGCGCGTCCGTAAGCCCTTGGATAAGGGATACCAGCAGGTCAAGCCCACAAGACACCAGCGCCGGGAGCTGCGTGATTAGCCCGGTCACGAGCGCCATGATAAGGCTAAGCGCGATCGTGAGCAGCAGGGGTAAATTCGCAGTGACAGCTGCTACCAGCTCGTTGATGATCCCAAGTCCCGCGGTCTGTAGCGCCGGGAGCTGTAAAATAATGGAATTCAGGAGCGTCGTGAGGAACCCACTCACCATCTGAATGACTTCAGGGGCCTTGGCAGCTATTCCAGTGATGATCTGCCCGACCACGCCACCAGCTGCATCGATAAGGCCCGGAATTCCGTCCTTGGCGAAGGCATCTGTAAGTGTGCTTACAGCACCGATCGCTTGCGGCAACAGGGTCGTCGTAAGGCTGTCAGAGATCGGTTTTACGACCTCTCCGATCAAGGAATTGGCGTTATCTTTTAGCGTGGAAATCAGTCCGTCGAACGTCGTTGACGCGGTCTCCATGCCCTTGTAAAACTGCCCGCCCTCGCTGGTCGCTGTCTTAAAGGCTGCCGTGAGTTCATCTGCGGAGATGCCGCCGTCGGACATCCTCTTCTGCAGTTCTTCCATCGATTCGCCGGTCTGTTCGGATATGATTTTGAGCGGGTTGAATCCCGCCTCTACCATCTGCTGATAGGTCTCTCCGGTCATTTTCCCTAGGGATTCCGCTTTGCCGAAGGCGTTCGTGAGGCGCTGAAGCTTATCAGCGCTTCCGAGCGACACATCGCCGAGCATCGTCAGGATGCCCGTCGAATCATCAGCTTCTACGCCAAATGCCAGGAGCGTCGTAGTCGCATCGGCAAGGTCAGACATCTCGAACGGAGTGGAAGCGCCCAATTTCTTGAGCTCATTGACCTTCGCGACGGCCGCTTCTTCGCTGCCGAGCATGGTCTTAAAGTTGGCAGTGTAGTTTTCCATCTGGGCGTTGTATTCAATGCCAGACTTAACCGCTACGCCCATTCCTGTGGCTACGGCAGCCAGAGCGCCGACCGTGACAGATGCCATTCCGGCGGCGACCTTACCGGTTGCGGCAAGGCCTTTCTGCGCCAGACTTCCGAGACCGGACATACCGCTTTTTAGACCAGAGGAATCGAGCTCGGTACCGATTTTTATCGTGCCATCATCAGCCAATGCTCTCACCTGCCTTTATCTGTGAGTCATCGGCACTACGGCACTACTTGACTTTGGTTTCTATTTTGATTTCAAATTCTTTCTTGCAATTACGGCCCTTGCACCGTACGTACAGCCCCCGGGCCTGCCCGGTGTCGTCGTACTCGATCGGCATCTCGTAGCCGCAGTGTGGGCACTTAACTTTCTTTCGCATCGCCCACCTCCGCGAACTTCTGCCGGACGTGCTTCAACATGTCTGCATCCCGCTTTGCAAGCGCCATCTTACTGTCCCCGGTTGATTCGGATTCGAGTGCATACAGCTTTTTCATATCGCCGTAGAACTTCTTTTGGTGTTTATCCATTCCGGTCGTGTCGGTCACTCTGTACGACATAATCTTCGAGATCCGCAGATCCTCGTTCAGGGCTTCGAACATGGCTTTGAATTTCCACCAGTGCAGGTCCGTGCTCGAGACGTCCTGCAGGTCAATGCCGTATTGCGTCCGAAAAGCTGAGTAGATGTATGCGGCATCCTGCTCAAAGCAGTAACAGCGCTTCGCATTCGAGGATCCCTTGCTCTTTGCTTTCTTCTCGTCTTTCCCGCCCCGATAAAACCACATCATGCGTTCAAACGCCGCATTGATGTCGACTGGAACACAGTCGCCGTAGAAGAGTTCCAGAGCGTTATTGACACGCTCCGAATCGCTTAGTTTGGTATCAAAAATGCAGATTTCAATAAGCACGAAGGTTCTGAATCCATAATTGACAGGAAATTCGTCGCCATCGATCGTTACGGATCGGGGCAGTTCGTCAATCAGGATGTTCATTTATCGCACCCGTTTCGCGCTGTACTTGGTGACGATCTGCATCTTGGCCTCTCCGACCTGCTCGCAGAATTCGTAATAGGCATTCTGCGCAGTCATGGAGTTCTTGCAGTCTGCCAGTACATCTACGCCTGTCGCGGTGATGAAAAACTGCTTAAACATGTCGAGCATTGCCCTGATCATATCGCTCATTTTCTTGGTCTTTGATGCGTCCTGAATCTTTTTCTCCGACCAAGACAGCTGATCAACAGCTTTCTCAAATGCTTCGGACTGGTCCAGATCAAAGATGTCAAATTCGAACTTGGCATTTATAGTTTTCAGTTCCATAGAATCCTCCTAAAAAATAGGCGGGGCATATTTCAGCCCCGCCACGTGTTGGATTAAGCAGCGGTAGTGAAGTCGGTACCAGAAGAGGCCAGAGCCTGACCGTACACGTCGACGACACCAGCGACGGAGACGATATACTTGGTCGTGGCCGCCAGAGTAGCGGAAGGCGTGATCGTGAGAATCTTCTTCGTGGCATCCCACGCCTGCGTGCAGGCGACTACATCGCCATTGGTAGCGTTCAGGAGCGATACAGCAGATCGCGCGATCGGGTTATTGAACGTCAGCACAAGGCTGGACGCGCGCGCAATAGCGGTCGCACCGTCAGCCGGAACGATCGTAGAGAGAGCCACGGCATTGATCGAGGCCGGAACGTACGTGTAAGCTGAGGGCTTACCGCCGCAGGTCTTGAGCTCGATGTCGATAGCACTGTTCTCACCACCATTACCACCGCCGTCCGAATTAACGACGATCGCGATTTCACCGGACTCGCCGAGGCCGGTAACCATGTTGTAATACACATACTTGGTTACGACGGCCTTTCCGATGCCGTATTTAACGGCATGAGAGAGCATGTAGTCCTGCGCTGCGTCGCCAATATAGCGATCACCGGCGATCTTAAAGGTTCTCTGGTTTCCGGTCTTGGTCGTAGTCGGACCCATACGGATATAGGTCTTCTCGGACAGCTGAGGATTCAGCTGCGCGTCCACACCCTCCACGAACAGACCGACGACGCCATATGCTGCGACTGTGGTAGGTACTGCGTTGGTCGGATCCATGTCGATGGCGAGAACAAACTCGTCATTCACGGCCGCGCCGGTATATACCGGATTCGTAGTGATTCCGGACATCAGGGTAGCAATATTCATTTCTATTCCTCCTCGTAGTATTTGACCTGGCACTGCAGCATATATTTGGCTACCGTGCGAGCCTCATTGACCTCGGCCAAATTCGGCATATTCTGTAGTGATTCGATCTTCTGCGTCTTGCACTTCGCCCCGAAGTCCGGAAGGTTCTTCGCCCTGTTCTGGGCATCGATCCAGTCCCCGAAGGTCTGCGCAAGATTGAGAGAGATCAGGTTAAGATCGTCGGTATTCTCGGAGTAAGCCAGGGAGAGAAGAACCGCGAACCCGTAAGCTTTCACGCCCGAGTTTCGCAGGTACTTCTTGACCCACTTGTCCGCGTAGGTCGTCACGAAGGAGACCGTCCCCGGCGTATCGGCCGAGAAGTTGACGCCAAGCACGCCGCCGAAGATCTCCGTGACGTGCGGTTCAAGATAGGCTTTCATGATGTCGTGCTTGCTCACTTTAGCCCTCCTTCTTCTTGATGTAGTTCTGCGCGGCCTTCCGAAGATCTTCTCCTCTTGCGGTCTTCATCGCCCGATCCCAATAGCTCGTAGCCGTGGGCTTTGAGTAATTGAGATCCTTATCGGTAAGGACCTTCTTCTCGCCGTGTGAGAAGGCGGATCCGGTAAGGCATGATACCATCAGCTTGCCGTGGTATTGGAACCGCGAGTAAGGTGAGAGGTAATGCACGACGCCTTTCCCGCCCTCAACATACGTCCGGACATTTTTGATCATGATGCTATTCAGTTCCGGAACATACGGCTGCATGAGCTTCCGCGCCTCGTTTGCCAGGAACAGCTGAGTTCGATCTCCGCCCGTCGTTTCTTCGACAATCTGGTTCTGCGGCTTGCTAAAATCAAAACTGATCTTCTGCCCCATATCAGCCTCCGAATCGGTAATGCAACTGGATCGCGCCCGAGTTGTCGGAAAAGGCCGTCACTTTGAAAGCGTTAGGCTTGTTCCGGCTCAGCACTTGCGATGCCGTGTTCGGCGAGACATTGCTGATCGCCTCGGCAGAGTTGCCAAGGATGATCACATCACCCAGGTTGCCCGTGAAGTAC